ATAAGAGAGGAATCACCATTAGCAGTACCACCTAATTGACCACTTGAAGTCATTGAGCAACCAACACTACCATACGCAAAAGAGGTTTGACCCACCAACAAGTTGCCACTGCTGTCTATATCAACTGCACGAGTTGTACCATTTATGTGAAATGAAAGACCACCATCAGCACTCTTAATTTGTGACCTGTCGTTAGAACCATCATAAAAGTTGAGGGCTACACTATCAGAACCAGTGCCTGAACGATACAGATTAAGTATGTTGCCGTTAGTAGAAGTGATTGATGTGCTTGCAGTACCATCAACAGTCAGCCCACCTGCTGTCACTGTGCCTGTTACGTCCAATGCTGTAGCAGGACTACTATTACCAATACCCACATTCTGACTAGCATCAACTGTTACAGCAGTTGTATTAGCTGTCTTTATTATAACTTGGTCGTTAGTAGATAAATCTAATCCACTATCATTATCCCCAGTAGAGTTTACAACACTATTTACTTTTATTTCTGACATTATACACTCTCCAATGCTACTATTCTAGCTTCTAATGCTGTGTTAGCTGTTTCTAATGCTACTATTCTAGCCTCTAATTCTTGTATTGTCTTTACGAGTAAAGGTACAAGCTTGCTTTGGTCTATGCCTTGATAAACTGGTATAGTGTTTCCATCTTCATCTAGCTTGTTATCACCTACAGAAACACCATCTGGTAACTCTTCGCCATCTTGCCATACTTCTACTTCATTGTGTGTGCCACTAATTGCTTCTGGTACAACTGACTGAACTTCATGTGCTAAGAAGCCATCTACTGTTGTATCTGCATCTACTATGAAGTTAAAACGAACTGGATTAAGTTGCTTTAGTCTAGTTGTTGCATCCCAATCTGTTGTTACATTTTCTTTTAGTCTGTGGTCTGATGAGGTGTTAAAGTTTGTTCCACCACTTCCGTAACTTATACTTCCTACTGTAGAATTGCCATTTTCAAATGTCAAGACTGTTGATATATTGCTTGTTGATGACCTATCAAATATAATAGTTCCTGCACCAGCAGAATGATTAGGCAACATACTTATACCACCTGCATTACCAGTAGACGTAGTACCCACCAACAAGTTGCCACTATCATCTACCCTTAAATGCTCAACACTACTTGCAGACAAGTCATCATTTATCCTACCAATAGTAAATATTTCAGCATTGTTTTTAATGTACCTTGTTGTGTTGGCATTGTTAGAATCTTTTAAAAATAAAGTTGGTTCATTTGAAGATAAAATAACATTACCATTGCTGTCCAGTGTTATTGCTGTGCTTGTAGCATTATCGTCTATACCAGTACTAGTTATATTCCCTGCAAAAGTTGTATTCTGTGAACTATCTACTGTTATCGCTGTAGTGTTAGCAGTTTTTAAAATTATTTGGTCATTTGTTGATAGGTCTATACCACTATCATCTCCTGCTAAATTCTGAATATTGTTTACTTTTATTGTTGAACTCATGTTATCACCAAATTCCCACTTACTGTTAATGTTACCCCAGAAGCTATTGAAAGACTATGAAAACAACCAGAATTATCCCCAGATGCTATAGTTGTGTCTGTGTTTAGCTCTTGTTCATGTGTCCTAAAAATATCGCCTTTCCCATTTGTGGTATCGCCTTGATTACCATTTTCTCCTTGAAAGAAACCTGCTCCACCACCTGCTGAAACCTCTGCTGTGTCTGTTGTTTGGTTAAATGTAAATAGGCTTATCCAAGCATCATTATCAGCATTTCTAATTTTTAAAATATTATTTCCACTATCATACCATAATTGATAGGCATAAGTTGTACTAGGCTCTGTTCCTCCACTACTTTGAGAAACTATAGCTTGCCAAGCATTATTTAAATCTGACCTAAAACTAGGAAAGGTTTGGTTATCAATTACGAAATCATGTTGTGCCATTTTTACCTCTTTATGTTACTAATTCGCCATATCCTTTAGCCACATAATCAAAAGTTCTGTCAACTATGGTATCACTACTATTATAGAATGTAATCGTAAAACCACCAGTACTTTTTGATGTTATAGCATAATAATCGCCACTTGTTAAGTTCTGTGCTGAAATACCTACACCTTGAAGAACTTTAAATGTTGGGCTAAATGTGATTGCTTTTGAACTTGTTCCGCTTGCAATATCATTATCAGCTATAACTCTATCTGGCATATCAACAGTAACAGATAAGGCACTTACACTAGGTGTAGCTTCACTATCTGTAGTCGTTAACAAAGCTCTAAATTTAAATGCTCTTGCCTTATAATCCCCTACAAAAAACTTTCTAAAATCTGTATATGTTGGGCTTCCCGCAGGGTCATCTTCTGTAGTTGCTATTTGTAACTCTACATTTGTATCGCCAAATTCATTTACATCTCCATCAAACAGACCCTCTCTAGCATCAAATAAGCCAGTAGCATCATCAAATTGAACCCCATAGTCTAATCTAGTAGATGTTATATTAGCTGTTACTCTGCTTGTATAAACTGCACCCACGTCAATATATGTATCAAAATCATAAGTTCCGCTTGATGCTACAGTACCACCACCACCATCAAATAAACCACCAGTTGTATCAAAATTTCCTGCACCACTATCAAATAAAATGCTTGTTCCTAATCTTAGTTCATTCCCTACTACTACTGTAGATGTTTTTGTTCCAGAAAATGTTGGGTGCTGTGTAGATGTAGAAACTAAATTTAAATCTTTAATATTTTGAATAATTGCCACAGATGAAGTTGCATCAAGAGATTCATTGCCTAATTTATCCACAGCCTTAATAAAATAAGTGCCAGTCATAGCAGGAACAACAGCAGTATTTGCAGGTCTTGATACTTTATTAATTAAATCTACTGAATTAGCATATGTTGCACTTGCTGAGGTATCCCTAGAATGCCTTATCCTATAATGTGATAAATCTAAATCCCCTACTGGAGTCCAACTTAAATGAGCTTCTGTATTAACTATATTTATAGAAAACCCACTAACTGTTTCTGGTGGTGCTGTTTTACCTACTATCTGGTGCTGTGTAGCTATAAAGACTGACCGACTAACTGAGGTAACTGTTCTAGCCCTAACATCATATATAGCATCATCTTCAACATTAACTAGCTCAAATCTTCTTCCACTAGCTTTACCTAGATTTATATAATTTGTATCTGTGGTTTTCTTAGCTTGTACCTCAAAATCTATGGCAAATAAATCTGAAGAACTAGCATCAACTGTCAAAACACTTATAGCTTCTTCGTTTAAAACCCTCAGTTCGTCAGCTACTGTTATACTTGGCGAACCTACTAAAAAAGGATTAGGTAAGTTTGTATCTGGTATTTCTGGAACAGCTATCTGCAAACCAAAAGCATAATAGCTTTCTTGATGCTCTGAGCATTGTAGGCTTATCGTATGGTTAGCATTAATTGTCATTCCCTGCACTCTAAAAGGCTTTGCAGAAAAGCTAGGTGTTGCATGAGTTATATTCACTATATCGCCTATTGATAGCTCTAAGGCACTTGCATCAGCTTTTAATGATATGTTTAAGCTTGACCTTGAACGTCTTAATATTATTTCAGCCATTTCTTGAGCTTGATAAGGGCTTGTAAGCATAGAAAAATCAAACCTACCCTCTAATAATAAACCACCATCTTCAGCTTGCATTGTTGCGAATTTATCTGCTGTAGCTAAACCAGTTTCATCTACTGGTGGGAATTGTGCTGTATCAGATTGATAGTTTTTATCTGGATTTATAAAATTAACTATAACTCTATTATATCTTGTGTTTTTATTTTTACTTATAACAGATATACCACCTAAAATATTATCTTCATCAAGTGTAATTGATGCTGTACCAGTAGTTTCTACTAATATATTATATTTACCCGCTGAAAAATTAAGATAAGACCTAGAACCCCTAACAAAATCTTTAACATTATCTATGGCTTTCCTTGAGCTATCTATAACAGTATGGCTATTCATTAAATCTATCTGACTAGCACCACTAAAAGGGGTTATTTGTGTATCACATACATCACTTGCAGTTTGCCAATCAGAAAAGTTACTATCAAAATAACTATCAGCTATACCCATACCAAATCTGTTATTTCTTAAATAATCTAATAATTGGATAATAGGATTGTCTGAGTAAGCCCAAGTTGTGCTATCGTTTTGTCTATGACTGCCACTACCACCAACTGTAGTGTCTAATCTTGGGTCATATACTTTTCTACCTCTAACAACTGCTTGAACATTAGGCAATGAGCCAAATTTATCTGCATTCCATTCAAACCTTAAAGCTAAATAAGCTAACCCACCTAATTTATGGTTATCACTCCATGAACCACCACCTGCACCAACTAATCCAGAAGATATCAAAAAAGAAGCTTCTTGTGTATCAGTTCCAAAATGTGGCTCTACTGTTATTAGGCTATTTGAGTTTTCTGTATCGTAAAAATTAACATCAGAACTGGCTACTGTTCTTTGTACATTATCAGCTAAACTACCAGATAAAGTAACTTGTTGGTCATTTACAAAAAGCGAATCAATACCATCTATTTCGCCCTCACCTAAAACTAAAACCATATATAAATATTGATTATCAGCACCAGATGTTTCTAAAAAAACAATATTACCGCCAACTTTTCTTGTTCCATAAATTATAGGTATATGACTGTTAGAACTTATTTTATTTACCAAAACACCTCTAGCAATTTGGTCTGCTATCATATCTCCAAAATCTGGGATATCTGGCATTGGCACAAGCCAACCTATAACATCTTCAATTATATCGCCTATACCATCAACAATATCGTCAATAATATCTGTAATATCATCAATAGGATTCCAACCACCCATTAGATTAGTCTCCAGTTACTGCCCATGTGTTTGAAACCTAACTTTTCAAAAACTGGGTCAACACCTAAACCAGATGTAATAGATAAAACTATAGGCAAATCATCAGAAGCTTTTTTTACAGTATCCACTAAAGTTTTTACTAATTTAAAACTTCTATAATCTTTTTTTACATAAATCATCTGTATTTGCATAATTTGACTTCTACTAAAAAAATATTCTGATTTATGAAACATACAGCAAGCAATAAGTTCATCTTTATCCAAATCATTTACTAATAAAATTTTACCCTTTTGCAAAATAGTATTTATAAAGTGCATACCTTTTTTAGCATCAACTTCATCTGGATATAGGTCTGCAAGGTCAGTATTTTTGTAATCAACTAATAAATTAAAAATATTAGTAATATCATGTTTTTCTGCATAATATAAATGAGTACTCATGGTCTACCCCACTTAATGTCTCTAACAGTTAAAGCTGAATATTCCATTCCTTTATCAGAACTAAAAAACCTCTTTTGGGAATTATCTGTAGTTGTTCTGCCACTTGTCTTGCTAAAATTACCCCAATGTGAACTTAAAATTAAAACCAAAGTAGCTGTTGAGGTATTATCAGATATTTTAAATTCATCTACTGTTCCGTAAAACAATAAAAAAGGGTCAGCTATCAAACTTAAATTACTATCTAAATAACCTCTATAAACATAAATGTTATCATTAATTATATTTTCATTAAGGGCTAAAGCTACATAAGTTTGGTCAACAGCAGATAAACTTAGTGATAATGAATTTCTAGTAGGTGCATTTGTTTCTTGAACACCAGTAATACCTCTAAAATGCCCATTAGCTAAATAGGTTCTTGATGTTCCGCTTACACTTGAAGTTATATCAAAACTTGCATTAGTAAGATAAAAAGGGCTAGAAAACTCTACATCTATTAATAATATAGGCTCTATAACTCCAGTTGCTAATTCTGTTTTAACTGCACTCGTTAGACCTCTAGGCATTACAAAGCCTCAATTACATCAAATTCATAATTAAATAATAAATTTCCGTCTTTATCTACTTGGTTAGTATTAAATTCTTGAGTATCACTTACAAGATGTACATTAAAAGAAACTGAATCATAAGTGACTGAACTATCATCCGCTAAAGCTTCCCTTAATGGTGGCTCTATAGTTACTGTAGCTGAATTGCTTGATGAAGTTACATCTTCAATAATCATATAAACTTTATCATGAGCAAATTTAATTAAATCCCCTGCTTTTAACCTACCTGCTCCATCTCCTGCAAAGCCATCTAAAGCGATTGTAGTATCACTAGCTGAATGACTGCCATTTACTAGCAAAGTTCCAGTTTCGTTGCCCTGTGCATCTAAAAAGCTTGGCATTGTTATAGTAAAAGCTTCTTTTCTTGCTCTTTGCTTCATTATGAAAGCCATAATAGGTGCAAACTCTGCTCTGGTCATAGGTGGGTAAGCTATTGTAAAACTAAATCTTTGACCTTGAACTTGTCTTCTAAAGGTTTTGCCACTATCAGTCTCACTAACCAAAGTCTTTTGATTGCTTTTAAGGTTAATCGCATTAAATCTTGTATTTGGTAAAGTTCCACTCATATTATAGCCATCTTACCTTTTTCATTAACTGCACTATTAATCATATTGACTATAGTACCCCTAGAATTAACTAGTAACTCATTAAACCCTCTAGCATCAACTGTGCTTATATTAAAATTGACTGTTACTGGCTGTGACCTACCTAATTGACCATTTGGAACTACATTAGAAGCCCTATCTGGAACAACTAATTCTGGTCCTGCTTCACCTACCATATAAGGTTGGTCTTGGTTCATTCTACCACCAAGTCTTCTGCCTTGAAATTGAGTGCTTGCTATTGTAGCAATTTGAACAGCACCTAAAGCACCTATTGCTAAAGCAAGTGGAGGTCCGAATATAGGTCCGAGTTTTAAAGCTTCAGTTATACCCATTGCAGTATTAGATATTGCTTCAGCAATTTTATAGGCTTTGTTTAGCATAAATGCTTTTTTATTGTGTTGAGCTAATTGGTCCAGTGCTTCTGAACCAACCTTTTTAGCTAAATCCATTTTGTCTTTATTAGTCATTTTATCTAAATTTATTTCACCTGCTTTACCAGATTTTATTAAATTAAAATTATCATCAAAAAGTTTTTTACTTATTTCCAATTCTTTTTTAGCAGTTTCATGAGCAAGCTGTATTTTTTCATCTGCTCTAATTCTATCTAACTCAGCTAATAATTCATCTTGTTCTTGTATGAGATTAAATTTATTTTCAAAAGCTTGTTTTTGTACATCAAGCTCTAATGTTGCCATTTCTTGTAAACCAATTAATCTTTCAGCAGAACTAAAAGTAGGGTCAATATCACCCATGCTTGCATCAATACCAAATCTTGTTCCATCACTTTGGGCTAATTTTTCAAGTTTGTTTTTTTCCTCTAAAAGTTTATTTTCTTTTTCCCTTAGCTTTATAATTTGTTCTTTTGATTTTATAGCAAGTGTTTCTTGGTCTTTAACCATAGCCAATAATTCTGGCATATTCCTTAAATGACCTAATTCAGTTTCTAAATTCTTAATATGTTCTTTCTCAAGTTTATTAAGTCCAAATATTTTTGTTCCTAAACTATCTCTTATTTTGCTAAGTGTTAATTCTATCTCAGCTATTCTATCTTGTCTTAAGGCTGTTGTTGATAAATCTCTATTTAACATTCCAACCATAGTAAAAAATTTTCTAGCTTTATCTGTAGCATCAATAAAGCCCTCTACCATTTTTGTAAGCTTTGGTAGCATTGGTGTCATTACATCTACTGATAACTCATTTAATGCTGAAGAAAGTGCCTTTGAAGTATTAGCAAAACTTCCAGATGTTCTGCTTGCATCTCCATGAGCATCGCTTGTACCTGCAATTATAAGATTTAATCTAGCTTGGACTTTTTCTGCATTTGTAACTTCACTAGCAGTCTTATTGATACCCATTCTAAGAAGTTCTTGTTTTAATGTTGCTTCTGTTATGACAACACCAAATCTTCTTACTGTTTCATGATTTCCAACTAAAGCACTTTGGAAAGCCATCATAGTTTCAGCATCACTAGCATTATTAAATGATGCAACATCTACTGCTAACTTAGTTAATTCGACTGATAGCTTAGAAGCTTCTCCTCTAGCAAAACCCATAGGAACAAAAGTGTCTTGTATAGATGAAGCCATTTGCTCTAATTCATGAGTGCTTCTTCCTACCTCATCTCCAAAATCACCTAATTGCTTCCTAACACTTGATACAAATTGACCAAAAACTACTGCTGACTTTGACTGCATTTCTTCTACAGCACTAGCCATATTTACCATTTCTTTAGTGAATCTAAGTGCTTGGAAAACAATAACACCACCAATTACATTTCTAACTGTATTACCTAAAGCACTAAATGATTTTTGTTGATGTGCTACTGATTGTTGGACATTATCTTTAAGTTTATTAACACCCTTAGTGGCTGATTGCATAGCCTTTTGGGTCTTATCTTTGGCTAGTATATCTATGTTTACTTGTTTTGTTGCCACTATCTTCTAGCCCTTGCTAATCGTTCTTGTCTTTCTCTTTCGTCACTTTGTAAAGCATAATAAGCTATCCACATATTAAACTCACTAACTGACATTTGCAATATTTCAGAAACAGACTTATGAAGTTTTTCGGCTAACCCAAAAAGGTTATGAAGTTCTGGGTCATTCTTTAGTTTTTTTTATTCTCTTCAATATCATCGTTACCAGTACCCATAATCTTAGTAGCAACATCAGCAATTACATTAGTATCAGCTTTGGTCTTAAATGCCAAAACATGAGAAGCATTAAACATTTTATCGCCATCTTTTGTTAAAGACTTCTCTA